ATTGTTTATTTGTTGATTGATAGCAGTAACTGTGTTATCTCCATCGGTACTTAACAATCTTTTAAGTAGTGATATCAAACTAGTGTTTTCAGTGTCTGTCGTAGCTGCCGTATCAGAGGTAGATCCAATAGAGGCATTTAAGCCTTTAATTAAAGACACTAAGCTAGCAGAACCACTATTTGCCGCTGCATCTGAAGTTGTCCCAATAGAAGCAATGTTGTCAGTTTCTTGTAGTAATCTTTTGAATAAAGCAATTAAGCTAAACGTCCCGCTATCCGTTGTTGCCGCTGCATCTGCTCTAGTTCCAAGTAAAGTGTATATATCACTTAATTGTTGATTAGTGCCTGCCACACCGTCTGTTTCAAGTAGTCGTTTAATTAAAGATATTAAACTTGCATTGGCAGTGTCTGAAGTGGCCGAATTGTCAGTAATAGACCCTATTGCATTATTTAATCCTTTAATTAAAGCTACTAAACTAGCGTCGCCTGATGCTGCTGCAACATCTGAAATGCTTCCAATTGATGCAATATTGTTAGTTTCTGATAACAACCGTTTTAGCAACGCTATGACAGTAAAAGTACCTGCATCTGTCGTTGCCGCTGCATCTGATGTTGTTCCTAGCGCTGTAGTAACGTTACTTATTTGTTGATTAATAGCAGTAACTGTATTATCTCCATCAGTTGCTAACAATCTTTTAAGTAACGATATTAAACTTGCATTTTCAGTATCTGTAGTGGCTGCACTATCTGATGTAGTGCCAATTGAAGTATTTAATCCTTTAACTAACGACACTAAGCTAGCAGAGCCACTGTTTGCCGACGCGTCTGAAGTAGTTCCAATAGAGGTAATATTGTCAGTTTCTTGTAATAATCTTTTAATTAAAGATATTAAAGTAGCAGCACCTGTATCTGTCGTTGCTGCCGAGTCAGAATTAGTTCCAATAGATTGATTTAATCCTTTGATTAAAGAGATTAAACTAACATTACCGGATATAGCAGCTAAATCACTGGTAGTTCCAATTGAAGATATGTTGTTAGTTTCACTTAATAATCGCTTAAACAGTGATATTAACGTAAATACTCCATCATCTGAAGTAGCTAATGAATCATTGGTAGTTCCAATTGAAGCAAGTATATTAGATAAATGCTGATTAATACTGTTTATGTTACTGCTATCCCCATCAGTACTTAACAGTCTTTTGAGTAGAGAAATTAAAGTAGCTGAGTCAGTATCTGAAGTTGCTGGTGTGTCTGATGTTGCTCCAATAGTTAAATTAAGTCCTTTAAGTAAACTAACTACACTAGCATTACCAGATGTAGCAGCTATATCCGACACTTCTCCAATTGATGCAATATTATTTGTTTCTTGTAATAATTTTTTAAGTAAAGAAATTATGCTAAATGTTCCTGTATCGTTAGTTGCGACTGCATCTGTTGTGTTTCCTAAAGTTGTGGTGACATTACCAATTTGCTGATTAATAGCAGTAACTGTATTATCTCCATCACTTGCTAATAGCCTTTTAAGCAATGATATCAAACTAGAATTTTGGTCATCTGCTGTAGCTGCTGCATCAGAAGTAGATCCAATGGAAATGTTCAAACCTTTAATTAAAGATATTAAACTAGCATTCCCAGAGTTTGCCGACGCGTCTGAAGTTGCCCCAATCGAAGCAATATTATTAGTTTCAGTTAATAGTTTTTTAATTAAAGATATTAAACTAAATTGTCCATCATCTGCTGTAGCTGGACTATCAATTGAAGTTCCGATAGAATTGTAAATATTAGCAAGTTGTTGATTAATGCCTTGAATATTGCCGCTATCGCCATCTGTACTTAATAGTCTTTTTAACAAAGATATTACGCTAGCATTGGCTGTGTCTGATGTAGCAGGACTATCATTTATACTGCCAACAGAAGTTTCGACTTTATTATTCAGCTCAACAGACTCTAGTACAGACCTTTGCCCAAAGTCTATTAGTCTTTTTGTTAAAGCTATTAAAGTTCCATCACTAACGCTATAGTCAATTTGTGTTAAATCATCGGGAACTGTTATGTTATCGAGATCAGTAATAGTGTCTAGCAATTTGACGGTATCTATAGTTTTAGACGCAAAATCACTAATATCACCAACATCAGCTGAGGAAAATTCTGGAATATGTGGGTTAGCTTCTGTTCCCGCTCCTGATACTTTCCTGTATTTTACAGCACCAGCTCCATCAATATATCTAGCAGAACTCATGATTAAAACTCTAAAGCAATGAATGAATTTATTTTAGCAGTAAAATCTAATACTGAATTACTATAGAATAATTCAACTGGTAAAACTGACTCTTCCCAGTCAGAAAACAAATTAGTTAAAAAATTAGCTCGAACTCTAGTGTAGTAAGTATCTACTGGTAAATTATAGAAAACTGTTGTTAAATCAAAAACTGTTCTAGATTGTTGCCAAAAATTTTCGTCTTTTCGTTTTATTTCAGCAGTGTAGCTGGTAGCCCAAGGAGAATTAATGTCTTCTTGAAGTGGTTGCTGCCAAGAAACGTAAATATTAAATAAATCAGCATTAATAGAAGATAATTGAGTTGCTGGAATCAAAGAACTTGACATTACTATATTTCTTGGTTTTTGCCCAACAACTGGAAGTACCGTTTTAGATGGTAAATCGTCAAATTCCCATGTCATTATACGGACTCCGTCCAGTCAGATAAGCTGTTGTCAAAGAATATTGCTCTAACTCTTACGTAATAATTACCTGGTTGTATATTTTCGAAAGTAGTAAACAAATCTGTAGTTGTTCTAGTTTGCTCCCAAATTCCTTCTTGTCCTTTTTTGATTTCTGCTACATAGCCTATTACCCAAGGAGATACAGCATTATCTAATAATGGTTGTTGCCAAGACGCAAAAACGTTAAATAAATCAACTTCTACAATCGTAGGAATTCGTATACTAGATAAACTTATGTTTCTTGGACTAGCATTAGCGTTTGGAAGTGCTGTCTTAACTGGTAAATCATCAAATTCCCAAGTCATACCATTCTCATCTCATCAATAAAAGTATATTTACTATCATCATACTCTGCTGCTGTAATTTCATGCATACCTTCTATTGTTTCAGTTACAGGAACTCTGTTAATTACTCTGTATTTTTTAGGTTTAATGCTAGTTCCGGATAATATCCAGTTAGACTCAGGAAGTGGAATCATAGGAAAATTTGAAGATACTACAATCGTTGATATATCGCTTCCTGCCCCAGTAACTACAGTTCTTTCCACCGCTGTTCCATTGCTTAAAGTAACACTGATTTTGTAAGACTCTCCTGAAATTAACGTTACTGGACTATCTAGCGTAACAGTGTTTTCTGTGGCTGCTTTGATTAATCCTCCATATCTCATCTCTACTCTTTGTGAATCTAAAATATTAATTACGTCTCCTGGCTTAATAAATGCAGCGTAAGCCCTAGCTTTAAAAATAACTGTTTCTTGTTCTAGTCTATCTCCCATTAAAATAGCTACTCCAGCTCGCCTTGCTTGTCCTCTGGAAGTACATGCAATTGCTTCTACTTCTAGTTCTTTAATACCCCATTTCTGAATGCCGATAGGGTCTTCTACTACTTCTACTGTTTTCCTATAAAAATCATTTGGGTTAAGCCAGCTAACTAATGCTATTGTTTTTTTACTTTTTAATCCAGTTCTACTATAAGTAAACAAGCCTTCTTCTACATCAGCTTGCGTAAATTGATATGAAACATTTGTTGGCTTGTCAGCGACGAATGTTATCGCACCAGATTGCCAATAGCTAAATCCTCTAAAAATTGTTATTAAAGATTGCAATACTTGGTACGCTTCTGTTTTACTTTGTAAAGCTATATTACATTGAAATCTATGTTCTGTACCACCGTATCCATCTGGTACTAATCCATTGCAATACTGGCTAATCTCATATAATCCCCACTTATCTATTTGCCCAATATCAATATAGTCTCCAAGCCCATATCTTGTGTTTGTTAGTAAATCATAAAGAATCCATGCTGGATCAGAAACAGCAAGAGTTGAGTAAATAAAACTTCCGTTCCAAGTTCCACTGTATGTTAATCCTCTTTGCGCTGTGACAGTAGCATTACTGGGTATTCTAATAAGCATGCCAAAAACTTTAAAAGCAGCCGTAGGAATAGATGAAAAGCCACTAGTATTAAATCCAAACGCAGCTATAGCAGTGTTGGGATAACGTAAAGTAGTTGAATTTATTTTTGTGTATCCAATCCATTGCATTTGACGTTGATAACCTTGCTGCTGGGTTTCTTCATTGTCTACTGTAAAATTTTGCACTCTTAATGTTAAAGAAGATAATGTATTCGCAGGTACAGGAATTGCGTAGTCAAACTCAGTAGGAGACGGAAATCTACCACCTATCGTAGTAGATAAAACAGTCACAAAAGCATTATTATCTTGTTTTAATGAAATTGCAAAACTTAAATCTGCGCCAGTGGTATCTCCATTATCTGGATTAATTCGTTGTAGTTGAAAAGAAAACTTAAAAATTATTAAATTTAGTAAAGTTTCACCTGGTTGAATAAATATGGTTTTATTAACACCATTTGGAATTGATTGTAAAACTTGAGCTGAGACTGATTCTGGAGAAGCAACCTGATCAAATCCTGGAATTTCTGTTATAGCTGCTTGTGTTTGAGTGCCAGTTCTATATCCAAATTGAAAATCTTTAAAGTTTAAACTTCCATCATTGTTTTCTATAGGAGTTTCATCAAGAAAAACATTTCGTAAAGGATTTGAGCCTAATCCTTCTATAGTGCCTTCACAAATAGCTCCAAGAATATAAGCAGAAGCAACACTTCTTCCAGTTGGTTTTTGAATGTTTGGTTTACCACCGCCGCCTTTACCGCCGCCTTTACCGCCTCCACCTTGCCCAAATATTTTAATTTCTTTCTTTTTTTTAACCATTTGTTTTATTATTTGTTGTAACCAAGAACTGGGTTTCCAATATAAACACTACTTATTTTAGCCGAAATAACATAAAAACCAGAAATCATGATACCGTAAATGATTGGTACTCTACCGCCTTCTTGTGTGTTAGACTGTATTCCACCAAAAGTTTCACTACTTTTTTCCGGCTCTTCTTTGGCTGGTTTAAACAAAGATGCAATACCTGCAAACAATAACACACTTCCCATCAAAATCGTCCAATTAGAAGTAAAAAATTTAGTTCCCCAAATTAGAACTCCACCTGGCGCAACTATCGCTAGAGTAAACAGTGCTGCTGCGCCTACCCACATCCACCAGTTATCTCCACTTCCGGAAATCACGGGAATAATTCTAATACTACGCACTTTTTTTGAA